ACACACTGGAGGCGTTCATCCTTGAAGGCCCGGAGCGCGAGGTCGATGCGTGGTGGGCTGAGAAGGGCATGGGGATTCGGACGTGCCTACTTGAAGAGGGGCCTCCGGGTGAGTGCCGCCTTGAGCCATACGACGTGACAGATTTCAACGACGTTGGCTATCCCATCCCCCACTACACCACCGACCGCGCCCTGTCGCACGTTATCGAGGATCGGCTGGCGTCCGACGAGATCAATAAACCTTGGTACTACGCGCATGAGCTATTGCAGATTGTAACTGGGGGGCCTACCTTACAACCAAACGAGATTCCGGCCTTGTGGAAGGTTCTGGCAGCCACCAACCGCCAGCGCATACTCGCAGCGGCTAGGGCGATGGGGTTGGAGCGGTGAGGCCCCAATGTCGAAGGTGCAAATGGTGGGCACCGGGTATGGAGTCTGAGCGCCTGCCATATGAGGAAGTTGGCTGCAACGTGGCCCAGTGCAAGCGCCATGCTCCAGTCATGAATGAAGGGCTTCACCGCTGGCCGCTGGTAGAGAATTTTGACGGCTGTGGCGATTTCGAGAAACACGTTGACCCAGAACCTTCCGGCGGTTAGGTTTCCATTACAGCGATTTCGGAAAATCCGAAGTTTTTCAAAACGGGGTTTTACATGGCGAGTACAGCGACATTTGTTTATCAGGACACCGGCCAGGAGTGGGACGTTACGGTCAAGGTTGAGATCGACGACGACGGACTGGTCGAAATCAAAACGATTGAAACCCACGGATACACCGAAGATATGGGGCCGGCGCCTACTCAGGATGACCTGTCGGTACTGTGTGATGGCTTTGAATTTGACGATGGCTTTTGCGGATGGGCATACCACCATGCCGCTGAACAATCACAACCGGATCCTGACTGATGAAAAAATTCTGGTTCTGGCTCACGACAAACAAGTCATGCCCGTGGTGTGGTCTGGTAATGCGTTCGCGCATCTGGGCCAGACGCACAACCAGCGCAGCATGCCCTGACTGTTACCGGATGACCCTGCATGATCTGGCCTCGCGCGAGTCCAAAAAGAACAAAGATGAAAGCGAAACCATATATGATCCGCGCCCGACCATTGCGAACCTGAAACCCGGTGGACGTGGTCACTTGCGTAATCAGAAATGCATTTGCCAGTCGGGTAAAAAATTCAAACACTGTTGCGGCAAGGGTGGAAGATGATGCAAGCGGAGATTGACCGTGGACGATAAGCTGCTGCATGGGCTGGACGACATAACAAAGCCTGAGGTTGAGTCGATCCCGATGACCGCTGATCGCTTTTATAAGGACACCCCCAAGGGGCGCCTGCGTACCGCTGTATGCCGGGAGTGCAATCGTAACGTGATCTATCGCGAGACGGCGATGGCTTATCTTATTGAGGTGCAGTGTGCCTGTGGAAATACGTTAACTGTCAGCAAAGGTCTTGAGCATAAGGCCGATGGCACGGTACGCAGTGTGCGTGGATTTCGTGTGCTGCCCGAAACAAGATTCAAACCTTAAAGCTCATGAAGGGAGCAAATAAATGGGGATGAAAATTACGGAAGCTTTGGCAGAGGTTAAAACTCTGAACAAGCGGATCTCGAAAAAGCGAGAGAACATTTGTAAGTACCTGGTGCGTTTCGACTCGGTCAAAGATCCGCTTGGTGATGGCGGCTCGGAGAAATTTGTTGTTGAGCAGAAGCAGGCTCACGACGACCTGGTCGGTCGGATTGTGCAGATTCGCACGGCAATCCAGATCACCAACAACCGGACCAGCCTGACGGTTTGCGGCCAGACCCGCACGATCGCGGAGTGGTTGACATGGCGCAAGGAATGCGCTGGGCTGGACCGTGGCCTGATCGACAAGATGCTTTCGAGCATCCGCAATGCCCGTGACCAGTCGGAGAAGTTCAAGCGGGAGACTGAGGCCGATGGTGACAAGTCTCAGTATGATTTGTTTGTCGGGTACGACGAAGGCACCTTGGTGAAAGCCGAAGAGGCTTTTGAGAAGATTGTCTCTGACCTTGATGGTAAGCTATCGCTGATCAATGCGACGACCGACATCTCGGACAAGGACTTCAATACGATCGACTCGTTGCCTGACTGATCATGTTTTTGTTTTGTTTAGCGAAGAGGGTTAAGTAAGTGGAGCAAGCTGTCAGCTTAACATTTCAGCAACATGTTTCCCTAGCTCAGTTGGAAGAGCATTTGCCTACGGAGCAAAATGCGATGGTTCGAGTCCATCGGGAGATGTCAGCGATTGCAAATCGCTCAATTTCAAAGCTGAAAATTAAGAAGATCATTACGCTGAAAGCTTGTTTACATAAAAGTGAAAAGGGAAAAGCGAAAAGCTATTTACAAATCCCATTTTCACCAGATCGGTGTGGAGACATACCGGACGCATTTTCACTTCGTGTGCGCCCCTGGTTTGGGCTGCTACTCAAGACACTTTTTTTCACCCCACAAGGCATAGGAGAAATGTATGCCGAACTACAGTAAAGTGATTCAGATTGGTCACCTCGCCAGGGACCCTGAGTTACACAAATTTGATGACGGCAATCAGGTAGCTGGTTGCGCGATGGCGGTTAACAACCCGTTTGCCAAAGACGACGAGAACGGTAAAAAGCCTGTGTGCTTTACCGACATCAAAATCTGGGGCAAGCAGGCAGGTACGTTCTGTGATTATCTCAAGAAGGGCGATGCCGTCATGGTTGAGGGTCGTCTGGATTCGGAAAAGTGGCAGGATAAAGACACTGGCGCCAACCGGTCGAAGCATATCATTGTTGTCGATCGGTTTGTGTTCTTGCCGAAGGGCGAGGGGCAGGCGGCAGCGGGTGGTGCTGTACCGCCATCAGCGCCGAGCACACCGCCGACAGGTGGTCAGGGTGGCGGTGGTGAGGATGACGCTATTCCTTTTTGATTTGTCCGTGGTCGCCATGCCACGTTCATCCCTGGGTCATCAAGCTCTATAGCTTGGTGGCCCTTTTTATTTGGGAGTCCAGGTTCTCGCTGACTTGCGACCGTCCACAGATTTAGACACCTTATTCTCGTAGCCCATCATCCGCATGATGGCACACGCCCGGTTGGACGACCGGCGGTCCTGCTTATCCACGTCCAGACCGACAGCATCGAGCAGGATCTGCTTGGTGGTGATTTCACCGGTTGAAGCATAGAGCCAATTCTTGATCGCCTCTTCCCATGTGTCCTCTTCCCTGCGGGCTTCTTGCTCTTCAGCAGCATCACCCACAGGCATGTCCCACCATGACGCACCACTGTTGATGCGTTGGCAAGCTTCAGCAAAATATTGATCCCGGTTTTCCTTGAGCAGATCCAGATTGATTCGCCCACAGGAGATCGGCCAGAACCTACGGCCACCGGAAGAGTCTTTGAGGTAATGCGTTTCGTTGGTCGTACCGACAAAGATGCAGCGCCGGGGGTGGTCTTGTGTCTCCCGGTCGAAGGGCTTGCGGTATCGATCGCATGCGTTACTGATTGTCTGTTTGATTCGGGTGGTTTCACCCTTGTTGAATGCGTCCAGCTCGGCGATCTCTACGATTAACTTGCCGTGCAATGCCAAGAAGAAATCTTTTGTATTAATGCTTTCGATCATCTCTGTATACCAGTCACCACCAATGATCGACATCGCTGTGGACTTGAAGGTGCCTTGGGCGCCCTCGAACACGACCATGCTATCGACCTTGCAGCCCGGCTTTGATATACGAGCGGCAAGCGACAGCATGAAATTCTTACTGACTGCCATCGAGTATATGGTGGGGTCAACCCCGAAGGCATCCGCCATCATCATATCGATACGGTTGATGCCATCCCACTTCAGACCCTGGAGCCATTCGTTGGGCTCGTTGCGGCGGTTGCGGCTGGCGTGTAGGTGGACAGCCTTGCGCACGTTGTCGTCACGCACGTCAATCTGTAGGTGCCCCTGAAAGTATTCGGTCACGGCAAAGGTGTCGGCATCACACCACTCACGCTGTTTGCCGCGCCATGTCGTGAAGATCTTTGAGTGGAAATCGTCGTACCATATAGAGTCGCGCAGTTCGGGCACGGTACGCATCACATTGCCGATGCAATGCAGGTTCTTCATAGGCTTGTATGTCTGTGGGTCGATGATCACGCCGGCGGCTGCACGGACATCATCCGAGCTACGGATGTCACCGTCCACGTCCACATCGCGTGACTCGTCAACCAGGGTGATGGCATCATCGAGGGTGGCATCTGCTGCGTCCCACCCCTTGGGTTTGCCTGCTGGTAGGATGCGCCTGAGCGAGGACACCGCTACGGCCCTGAGTTTAGCTGTCACCTGATCCATTGCATCGATACCGGGTTGGTCTGCGTCCGGCCAGAGGATAACGTCACGGCCCTCGAGGGGGCTCCAGTCGGTCTTGCCGACAGCCTTTGACCCACCGGTCCAGCACATGCATACAAGGTGGGGGAATAACTCAGCCGCTGCAAGGGTAGCCTTCTCGCCTTCGCACACCATGACGACCCCACGATCCTTCCGATGGAGTTCGTTCAGGCCGAAGAGCGGTCGCTTGTTGGGCCAGGCTTTCTTCGTCCATTCACGATCGTCGGCTGACCAGGAGTAGGTGACAAAGATCTTCTCATCTTTAATGATGTACTTGACAACGTACATGATGGGGGTGCCGCGCCGGTCACAGTATGGGTAGATATTACTTGGGTTGCCGGGGGGAGCTGGCGGTTCAGTCCCTTGCGGGGCGGCAATCAGCTTAGGAACCTTTTTTAATGGCCCTTCGTTCACGACGGTGGAAGCTGCAATGTATCCCGCTGCGCCAGCCAGCTTGTCGTAGGCATCTGAATTTTTACAACCATTAATTTTTGCATAGAGGCTGATGAGATCGCCGCCTCTATCTTCGGTGGCAAAGTCCTGCCACATCCCGGTGTCCAGATTGACCCGGCATGATCCGCCGTTTGTTTTGGTGTCACCTTTGAGGTTTCCACAGATCCACTCCCGCCCTTTTCTTTCCCCACCTGGTAGCCATTCCGATACAAGTTCTTGCGACTGCGAAAGCAACACGCCTGCCAGTGTTGCGAAATCCCTCGTTGTTGCGGTTGCCATGTGATGTGTTCACCCCTCGTTTATAAGTGCGACACCGTCTTCGGGTGAGCGCACGATGCCTGCGATGCCACCGTTGTTATTGACGGCATCAATGAATTTCAATTGCGCTTGTGAAGCGCGTCCTCGTTCCGTTTTTACTTCCATCGCGACGAACACGGCAATCGTTTGCCCAACCATCCCAGGCGTGATGGTCACTGGTGTCCAACCGATCAGGTCAGAGCCGCCAGGGTTGGCGACACCGTATTTAATATGCGACCCATCAGCCATTAAAGCAAGGCCACAATTATTTCTGAACACCCGAGCACCAGCCTTGCTAACCTCGAGCATTATTTCTCGCTGCAAAACCGCTTCCGGTTTTCTTTCGGTTTCTCCAGACATTACGAGCCCACCCTTCAGCGTGAGGGTAACCGCGCGACCGCCCCAATGCGATCAAATCGTCAAGGGATTCACAGTTCGCCTGCTCCATAATCCTTTGACGGCGTAATTTCTTTTTGTCAACTTCCGCCAGCTTGCCCTTTTTGATTTCGACTTCTCGAGCGGTGATCGGTATCTCAGTGTCGCACAATGGGCACACCCTGGTACCGGCGGGTACTGCTCCAAAGCATTCAGGACATATGCGAACGGGCACATCGGTGTTGGCCTTTGTCTTCTTTGGCCGACCTTTAAGCGTCCACTCTCGGTCATCGTCAGGCAGTCCATGACGGGTGCAGTTACCAGCGTGGTCAAGGATTGTGGAGATCGTCCCATCTCGTTGTGGGCGCAACCCCCTACCCCACCCTTGCAGCACACGGGTCAGGGACCGGGACGGGCACACGTCGATCACGGTCTGGATGGGTCGGGACTGGCCGGCGGGTATATCAAACCCCTCGCCGAACAGCCCAACGTTTACCAGCCCCAGTAGGTGACCGGCCTTGAGATCTTCGATCGCGCCGTTGCGCTCATCGCGCTTGGTTTCCCCGTCAACGTGGACGCATGGGATCCCAGCAGCCCTGAAAGCCCTGACCATATTGATGGAGTGTTCGACCGACACCCCGAACGCCAGAAATTTAGTGCCCATCGCGAGATCTTTGTAATGTCGGACAACGTCACCTGTGATCGAGGGCCGGTCAACCACCGCGCGCCGTTGCTTTTTGTTGTAATCGCCAGCTACCATGCCCACCCCTGACATATCGATGCCACCGCCGGGCGCGAACAGCCGGTAGTCGTTGAGGTGCCCGTCAGCGATAAGCTCGGCAACGGTTGGACCGGTGATCAGGAAGTCGAAATGCTCATCAAGCCCCTTGCCATCCAATCGTTGGGGCGTGGCCGACAGGCCAATGTGGATCACATCCGGGTAGGCTTGCATGATCTTCGACCAGGACGCAGCGGTGCAGTGGTGTGCCTCATCCCACCACATGACATCTGGCTTGCGTAGACGGCGGTGCTTGTCCTTCGATGCCAGACTCGGTATGGAGTTCACCTGAAGGTGTCTTAATGGCAGGAAGGGGTAATCTGGGGCCACGTAGCCGTGTGGGATGGAGAAGTCACTGAAGGTTCGGGATGCCTGATCGATCAATTCCCGGCGATGGACGTTAAACCATGTGCGCAAGCCCCGGTTGCATGACACTGATATGAGCCGTGCTGCGAGGACTGTTTTGCCTGCGCCAGTGGGGAGCTGCACCATAATGCGGCGGTAACCGGCGGCAATAGCCGCACGAATCTCAACCTCTATGCGGGTTTGATACCCACGATCCTGGTAGATAACCATATGTATAGGATACCTTGACAGAGGTTTCCGTCAATGTAGCAATTTTTTCAGCGGGGGGGATTGTCTTCTATTTCGCGACCATCAACCAGGTCTTGGTATGTAATGTCACGTTCTTCTGCGACAGCGATGTCCATGATCTTCCCCTGCATTCTATTGGGGATCAACCCACCGGACCCGCCCTTCTCGCGCGGCTGGATCCAGAGCCACACAGCGGTGTGGGAGAGGTTCAGCTTCCGAGCGGTGCGGCGGATGCCACGGAACTGGTTTACTACATGTTGTGCCGGGCTGACTTTCATATCGCACATATTGTAGCGTAAGTTATCCATGACATGGAATCACGATTCCGCTAAATTTGTCATTTGACATAGGGGCTGGTTAGATTATCTTTACAGCAACGAAAGGAGGTGAGTATGCCAACAGCTACCACCATGAAACGAGAACGGATCACCCACAAGTCAAAAGACGAGTGGCTTGCTGCACGGACACAGGACATCACAAGCACGGAGATCTCCTGCCTGTTTGATGGCAACCCGTACAAAACCAGATTTGAATTGTGGCACCAGAAGAAACTGGGCGATGTTGTCTCTATCCCAGACACCGACCGCATGAAATGGGGTCGCCGACTGGAAGATGCCATTGCCCGTGGCATTGCTGAAGATGAAGGGTGGGATGTTCGCGCTTGGAATACATACGAGCGCATCCCCGAGCTACGACTGGGTTCGTCGTTTGACTTCAGGATCCTCAACAACCCCAAGGCAGTGCTGGAAATCAAATGCATTGACGGGTGGGTCTATAAACTCGCATGGCTGGATGACGGTGGTGAGCTTGAAGCTCCACCCCATATGGAATTCCAGCTTCAGCACGAAATGCTGGTGTCCGGCTATGACCGGGCTTTCCTGTATGCCCTGGTTGGCGGCAACGAGATCATCAAGATCGAACGTGAGGCCAACCCCGTCATGCAGGAGCGCATCATTGAAGAGGCTCAACGCTTCTGGGATTCGATTGCTGCCGGTGAAGAGCCCACCCCGGACTACACCCGTGACGGTGGTAACATCCGTCGTAAGTACAGCACCACCAACCCTGACACCACCCTCAACGCAGCGGGTGACGATCGGTTTGCACAACTATGTCGGGCTGATATTGAAATGTCAGCGACAGCCAAAGCAGCAAAGGATACGCGCGATGCCTGCCGCGCAGAAATTCTGGATATCATCGGCCACAACGAATACGCCGTAACGGACGGGTATCGGGTGTCGGCCAAACTCACCAAAGCAGGGCGCAGATCCCTGCTCATCAAGGAGAACTAGGCATGACTTCGGAACAGCTTGATGCGTTGCTGGAATATATCGATGCCAGAATCGTTGAGCTATGCGGCGCCCAATTGGGGCGGGACAACCTGTCGGAAACAGTTCGTGCCAGTGATCTCAGAAACGAGATGCTGGAACATTTTAAAGAGGAGAATTGAGCATGTCTCAGTTCGTATTTGAAGACGCCACCCTGGAAAGCGCGAAGCTCCGGTTGGCAATGTTCGGCCCATCAGGGTCTGGAAAAACGTACACTGCCCTGCGCATTGCGACAGGTATTGTCCAGCACTCAGGCGGGTTCATCGCGTTCATCGACACCGAACGCAGGACCGCCCGCAAGTATGCGAAGAAGTTTAAATTCAAGGTGCTGGAATTGGATGACACCAGCATTGATGGATACGTTGGTGCGATCGGTGCAGCCGCTGCCGCTGGTGCCTCATGCGTGGTCATTGATTCAATGTCACACGGTTGGCGCAAGCTGATCGAAAAGGTTGAAGCAATCGCCAAAGCGAAGTACCGCGGCAACACGTTCACGGCATGGTCAGAAGGCAACCCGTTGCAGAATAAATTCATTGATGCAATCCTGGACTGCCCTTCCCACATCATCGCCACCATGCGCAGCAACACTGCCTATGAACTGGAAAAGGACGATCGCACTGGCAAGACAAGACCTGTGCGCTTGGGCCTGAAACCTGATCAAGGCAAGATGATTGAGTATGAATTTGACATGCTCATGGAGCTTGACATGGATCACGTTGGGCGTGTGCTCAAAGACCGTTCGGGTGAATTTCAGGATCAAGCCATCGACAAGCCCGATGAAAACTTCGGATCCAAGCTGTCGGAATGGTTGTCCGAAGGTGAGGCACCCACCAAGCGGGAGAAGAAAGCCACCGTCGAATCGACCCGTGAGCTGCGCGACCTGAAGGCTGCTGCCATTGCTGCTGATGCGCCGCCCGAAGGTATCGATGTGGCTCTGGCGAACATCAAGGGCATTGACCCGGTTGATCTGACTCAGGCCCAGGTGGATGAAGCGATCGACCTGATGAAGACTCTTGTCCCGAAGAAATCTCGGGCCGAAGAGATGGCGACCCGTGGAACCTGAGTTCCTGACCGACTCGGAACTTGCCACTCGTCTGAAGGTTGAAACTGGAACCCTGCGCAATTGGAGATGGTTGCGCAGGGGTCCTACCTTCCACCGATTCGAGGGTACTATCCGATATCTGGTCACCGATGTAGTAGAATATGAGAAGGCCAGTCGTCAGACCGGTGAGGTTGTGACCGATGAAAAACGGTGAGAGACTATCGCGCATCTTTTTTGTAGGGGCAGTCATGCTGTCCATTACATGGGCGCTTGTCTTTAGTAATGATAATATGCAGAAGTTTGACCGTGGGGTGGGGGCAGAGACGGTTAGCCCTCTGGTTCTGGTGCAGCCTAGTCTCGTCGAAGCTGCACCGGTTGAGGCGCCTGAGCCCCCTGCCCTGGTCTTTACCAAAAAGGTGTTACGACCCTTCTACCTGAAGACCATCTATGTTGATGTGTCCACGTACACCCCTGATTCTGACTCTGGAAAACCCGACCGCCCTACATCTGGGCGCACCCTTCGCGAGACATCGCGCACGTACCCAAGGCAATACACCACGCTCAAGTACATCATCGAGCACCGCAAGCCGATCATCGCTGTGCCGTGGCGCGACAAGTACCTTCACACCGACCTGATCGATCACGGCAATGGGGTGATGTTCCACCAGTACCGTCTTCGGTCACCGTGGTACGATGCGCCCGGAGTTTACCGTGTGCCCTGCGATCGCGTTCCGTACCGCGACGGGGCTGGCAACCTGCTTAAACAGCGCGACAGGTTTGACCTGTTCATGCATATGCCTGCGAAGCAAGCTGTCCGGCACGGCGTACCGTTTATGCCATTGGAGATTTTTGAGATGAGGTGGACAAGTGAATAAACCCTTTAAGGGCACGTACACCTGTGCCAAATGCAACAGTACGCTGACTGTGACACATGACAGATACACGCGGGTTCTCTCTTGGGAATGTCCATGTGGAAACAAGTGCCATATATCAATCACTCCCCCTGAAGAGCCAACCTGCCACCACCCCGATACCCCGCAATGGATGTGTGGGATCTGTGGTGACCCTGATGCAATGGAAGATGACCGATGAACGACCCTGTCGATCACCCGCCACACTACACTGCACACCCGTCAGGGATTGAATGCATCGAGGTCACCCGGCACATGGGGTTCAATCTGGGCAACGCCATCAAGTATGTCTGGCGCGCAGACGAGAAGGACAATGACATTCAGGATTTGATGAAGGCGAGCTGGTACATACAGGACGAGATCGAGAAGCGGCAGGCTGCTGCTAAGGAGACGGCCAAAACGACTTGACGATCGCGATCAAGGCGAATACCAGCGCACCCCAGACCAGCTTCATCTTTTCCCTGAGCCGATCGACCATCAAGACCAACCCCTTTGATGGATCACCGTTGCCGGTCAGTAGCTCAAGGCATAGATCAACCTTGCCCTCGATGCGACCGAGTTGTTCGCGGTCCTGCACTCGACGCTCGATTTGCTCAGGCATCGGGGTTCTCTTCTTCTTTTCGTCGTCCACTCTGCACTGCAGTAGCAATGCCAGATATGATTGCGCCACCTGGTCCACCCACGATATGTCCAATATATCTCAAGATCAAAAGTCCTAGCCCTGCGCCGCCAATCTTAACGCCAGCCTCGACGTTCTCGATTGTTTCGTTCATTGTCGCCGCGGTGCTGTCTGCCTTTTTGACCGCAGCATTTGAAACTGACAATGCGTCGGCAAGCGCATCCTTGTGGTCAGCAGTCATGCCTTCTAAAACGTGCTGTGATCCTGCTACCTGGTTGATGACTTCATTGTTTGCGGCAACGGATTCGCTAAGAACCGTGACGGATTCAAGAAGCATATTCACCTTAGCATTTACAACCTTGGTCTGTTCGAGCATTGGTAGCCCGGAGCAGCCGGTCAGTATAAATGGTAGCAGGATCGCAGCATACTTCATTACTCGGCGCCAGCGTCCTTCGACGTGACGTTACTGTCGCGACTGAACCAGCCAATACCAATGGCGCCCAGGCCCGCAAGCAACAGCTTGAGGTCGAACACCGTGGCAACATCGCCGTCAATCAGGGCCAGTATCTGTTGCGCAATTGCAACACCACCAGCAAGAAAACCAGCAGCCGTGGTCTTCCAACTTTTGATTCCACTTTTTACTACACTCATGCTTCTCTCCTATGGGGCGACATATGGCCCGACAAAAAGCTCTAATAAATTTTGCAGCGCATCATCGCGCTCGCCTGCTGTGATTGTATCAGCGCCCAGCTTGTCGCGCAGCGATTCCATGCTGGCCTTGTTTGCGTAGTCCGTTTCGGCAGGCAGGATCGTTGGTATCCGCTTCATCAGATGCGCGGTGAATAATGCATGCTCTGTCGGTGTCGGTATCTCACCGGCAATTATTTTGTTATAAGTTGCGCGAAGCCCGTGTGTATCAACCGGGTCACCAGCCGCCGGGGGAGCCACGTCAATGACTTCCATCTGGCCGGCGTTATCTTGAACACCAAGCCGGTGGTCTTCAACCGTGTCATCATACACCACCCTGGTGCTGTCAAGTCCGGTTTGGGCTTCGACAACCACCTGTCCAGCGGCAGAGTCTTCTGCTCGAACCCTCGAAACAAGATCAATAGAGTCTCGGGTTGCATTGCCAACAATGTATCTAAATAAGCCGCTCACAGGTAATACCTCCGGGGTTCATCTGTTATAGTATTGGCGCTACCAGCCCCGCCTGGGGTGCCGCCTGTTGAGGCGCCAGCAATAGCAGAAGTTGTCACGCCAGAAAATCCCAACCTTGAGATAAGCCTGATCTCACCACCACCACCGCCGCCGCCGTTACCATACCCTGTCCCGGACAAAGCGCCTATCCCGCCGTCAGCTTCAGCCGCTATGTCGCTGATGTCTTCTTCGCAGACGATGAACAAAAAGCCTGCACCACCACCGCCACCGCCACCGTTACCGCCACCGCCATAGGTTCCATCACCACCAGAAACCTTGATGGTGCCAGCGCCAAAGACTTTGCCGCCAACGAATATAAGAAGGTTTCCACCGGCATCTCCACCCGGCTCAAGGTTGACATCGCCTGACGCTCCAGCGCCACCGCCAGAGGGTCGGTTGTGGTATACGGCGTCAAGCCCAGACACTACAAGATCAGCGGGGGATGGGTAGAACGAGTTATTGTCCTTCATGTAGGACACTCCTCCAACACCACCGGCACCAGCCGAAGCCGTAACGCCCGCACCGCCGTCAGTTTCGTATCCTGCACCACCACCGCCACCGCCACCGCCGCCGGCGCTCTTGACCCCACCACCACCACCAGTGTTCCACGGGTAAACATCAGAATAGGCCACTTCACCCGGATTGCCAGTTGCGAATGCAGAGCCAGAACCTTGCCCGCCGGATAGTGCGCGATTGCATTCGATTACCGCCCCGGCCTCAAGCTCGAGGTTACCTTGAATCCGCAAGTCCTGAACGCCAGAGTCGAAGGTCAGAGTGATTCCAGCCCTGACTATAACATTTGTGTATTGGCGAAGGTTGCCGTTGGACAGTGTGGTGTTTACAACAACGTCAAGAGTACCCTGATTGCCGTCACCATACTTGTGCATGTTGCGGCTTGCCTGACGCCATTGGAGATTATGGTAGTGGTATGTCTCACCGTTTTCAGTGACGCTTACAACCATGCCATCGGCAGGCGTGATGTAATCCCATGCGGCAGGACCGGCATCAGGATCCCACCATGCGAAGCTTCCACCCTGCCCGACCCATGCGCCGGTTGGTGCTGGCCCGACAATGTAACCGTCATGTGCCGACGGGCTACCAGGGGGAGTGTTGAGTTCAAATTCAAGAGCGATCCAGCCTTGACTGTTGGGTTTGACTGCGCGGTCACCGAAGTGTGCCGACCGGACGATCGCATCATTGAGGTGCTCGGTGTCAATCGAACCGTCAACATACTCGTCACTGTCGATCGAGTTGTCCTGCATGTGCTCGTTGCCGATCGAGTTGTCGGCGATCTTTGTGTCGTCAACAGCGTCAGCGGCAATCTTAATGCTGGTCACCGTACCGTCAGACGGGGTGCCAATATCTACCGAGCCGTTGTACACGACCTCAAGCAACGTGCCTGTGGGTGCAACAGCAAACGTGAGCGCCGCGCCAGCTTGTGAATACAAAGTCTTTTCCTGATACACACCATCAATAAATATCTGCGTGTTGTTCTCGCTGCCGGGGTCAGCCGACAACGTGAACAGGGTTGTGACGCCAGTCGCCCAGTCCACCGTATCGACAAACTGCTGGACCGAAACGTTGCCCGACACAGCGGCGGCTGCAAAGTCACCAGCAGTGAACCACTTCCAACCATCCTTTGCCGGATTAAGCCCGGGGATACCAGACGCAACAGCCACCGGCAGCACCGGGTCGATGCCACCATCCGAATCAGTTTCCTGCAACTGGGCCGAACGCCGGATTAAATCAACCAGACTCTGGTCGATCATGCGCGACTTGTCGTAGGTGTCTTCATGGTTCTCAGCGAAGAACTCACCCTGGTTGCGGAAGTCATCGCTTTGCAGGATGGCGATGTCGCGCCGGATGGTTAATTTATAATCCGTGGTTAGGTTGCCAGCGACAAGGGTGATCGAGCCGCCAATTGAAGGGGGGGTTGCAACCGCCACGGTGTAATTCGTTGTTATCACTTGAACAGTTTCAGCTCCAGTCAAGTCGGCAATAGTGACCAGTAGGTCATCAGCCTCAAAGATCTTGAACGGAAAGCTGTAAGTCGCCACGGCACCTGTGCCGGTGTAATCAATGCGATCCACTATGCTGCTGATTGTCATTTCATTCCCTCAACTCAGGATTAGGAAAGAGAAGGTTCGTCACCTTACCGCGGCGCTCGTCCGTCATCTGCCTGTATCCTTCTATTAGTTTACGATAAAATTGTGGCAACGGAACCCCACTTAAAAAACCTAATAGGTCACTCCACATGCGCATATGCGCATCGGTTATCTCACCTTTACGGGCACTCTTGATTGTTGCTTTGGTTGCGCTTGTCAGGATATCGAAACCACGAAACGCTGGAGTGTCCGAAACCGTTGACGGATAACCTTCGTCAGACATCCAGTAAACAGCGCCTGTCATGAACTCACGCAAGAACGGAACACCTATGAACTGGTAAGCTGCTAATGCCGACCCGTACTTGATCCAGTCGTCCTCATCTTCAAATGGAACGTCACCGCGCATCATGTCGATAAACATCATCATCGCCAGGGGCGCACCGATACGGTCGATAATAAACTGGCGCAGGAACTTGCGAAAACCCTTCGTGCCCTCTGGCCCTTTGAGTGCCGCCAACCTGTACAGTTTGTTTCCGTTGCCGTATTTCATAGTGAAACCGGTGAACATATTGAACAGGGCATTGATTCCTTTACGGTCACGCTGGAACGTTGAGAAGTCAAACGGTGCCCGGCCTGAAGGCTGTGTAAATGCGATCAGCTTGTCAGCCTCGAGCACCAATTCCTCTTCGGTTATCAGGCGGTCTTCCTTTGTAGCCCTCTTCAGCGCATGATGGTACGCACCCCACCACGCAGGGGTGACAGCAATTGAGTCAAACAGGCTGATAAACATCCACACGAAATGCTCGAGGATCCGACGACTCGGCCTGACCAGGGCAGGGATCTTGCGCGACAACGCATTGACCATCCGGTCAAAATCATTGGTTGCAAAATATTCCTTCGCTCTGATCTGGGTGTCGATGTCAACCTTGTCACCGCGCCGGCGCATGTTGATCGACTTCTCGCGCATCTTCGTCCAAGCACCCCACGGGTTGCGGGCGTACTTAAACACGCCATGTGCCGTAGAGGCCCAGCTAAGTTCCCTGAATGCTGCTGAGAACGAGAACGGCTGTTTGACACCAACCTCAAAGTTGAGCCCCAGTGTGAACTTGCTCGACATCGACCGGCCAGTATTAATGATCCGCTCGATCTTGTCCCAATGCAGACGCTTCGGGTTTGCAGTCTCCTGAACCGACAGCAATATCTGGTCGTAGAATTCCTTGCCAAACTTGCGCTTGATCATGGTGCCGACAGTCTCTTTGGTTTCCTCGTTCAGCTTGCCCGTCTCGTCGGTCTGGAGTGGTGACACCTCGCCGAGCACAGACTGAAAATCCTGAAGGACTTCGGTATACGCGATGTACCTGATCACGGTAGAGATGTGTTCAGCGATGACACCCACGTCCAAACGGATAGGCCGACCACCGCTGCCCTTGCGATCTTTGAACATCCCGTCATACGTTTTGACGTTCGGGTTGGCAACAAACTGGCGCTCATGGACAGTGTCCATAGCCTCCTGTGCCTCGCGATTTTTGTCCGTCATTGCCGATCGATCCATGTAGATAGGGGCATACCCACCACGCACAGTGATCGACTTGCCTTCGGTGTCTGAAGGCGTGACGTTAAACGGGACAGCCTCAACCTTCGTGGATGTCTGCCCGTTCACGCGCTTGTATGTTGAGCTGGCCTGAGGCCACAGCGAGTCAAGCCCGATCCAAACACCCTCGATCGCGCGCCAATCCTTTGTCGTTAATACAGATGTGATCTTGCTGAAGATCCGAGTGTTCACTTCAAAGTAATCAATCGTCTTGCCCGGGCGCCCAGGGTCAGGCTTTGTCTTCCACTTGCCCCAACCGTAACCACGCGCCAATGCATCAAGCTGGTAAGGGTTACCCATGTTCAATGCGACCATAATGATCTGGTCGAACGTCCAGCCCTTAACCTTCTTACCTGCCTTGTTGTCGATGTAGTCAACGCCCACGTCGATCCGCACCGGGTGTTTCCTGGACGAGTCGTCCAGTTGCTGCCAGTGTGGTGTCATGCGATGGGTGATATCCGCCAACAGGGTTTCATGTAGGAGCAGAGACAACTCAAGCTGGTCATATAGGAACGTCTCGGCAGGACCCTTCACGCCCTCAGGCCCAAGGTTGGTAAACCCATCGATCATCCTTATTCCGTGAAACAGGATCTGCTGGGTCGCCTCAAATTCTCGGTATGCCTGAAACATCGCAGCGTTGGCCTTTACCAGTTTTGATGTCCCTGGGTCGTCAGCGTCCAAGCCGATCAAATCCTTTACTGGGCGGATGGCATTCAGAATCAATTTCTTCAATGCTGTGCGGCGTATGGCGCCCTGCGCTACCTGATCCTTAAAAGCTTTCTTGCCGATCAACGACAGGAACTGAACCATGTTGGCAAGCTCACGAAATTCCTCGAGCGTCATTTCGCCGTAAGGCTTCTCGAAATTATCGTCAACCAGCTCAGGGCTGAACATCGACCCGCCCTGGCGCGTGGGATCAGTGACGCCGGCAAGGGTGGCAATAGGTGGGCGACCACTGTCTGGGTTGTCCTTGTATTTCTTTTTAGGGCCAAAGATAGAGAACCGATCGAGCACCTTCATCAGGTTGAGCAGGTATCCCTCTTGCAGCCGACTCTTCTTGTTGGCCCTTGAATTCTTTATGTCACGGGTGGAATCCCGACGCATGCGCTCCAGCTTTTTCTTCTGTTCGCGTGATGCCTTGATCTTCTGCCGTGCGATCATCGCCTTCCGGTGCGCTTGCAAAGCCTTGGACAATATTTTAGCGCGCTCCTCGAGCGAACGCTCTTTGCCCTTGAGCCCCTTTGACAGCAGCTTCCTGAACACCGTCATGTTTCGCTTGAACTCGTTGATGAAAGTCCGGGTATTCATGACGCCACCAACGAGGGTTCCCTTTTCGTTGCGGATCTCCATCGGCATGTTCTGCATCTGCTTGTCGGCAAGGAACCGGTAATTGGCCTCAGTCTCATTCATGACCGAGTCGGTACGACGACGAACGAAATCAGCCAACCTGTCCATCGCGCGCTGGAACCCCACGGTGTCAATGATCACCTCGTCAGCGGGGATGCTCTTCATGAACTCGGTGGTGCGTTGCTCAAGGATAGCCTTGATGAAATCTTTGCGGGTAGGTGCGTCAGATATGTTCAGCATCATGTCGTGCCCGTCATTGAAACCAAACGACAAGGCCACCTGGTTAATGTCCTGTCCGGGGATGCTGACGCCAGGCTCAATCTTACTCGCAACAATGTCCTTGCCGTGGCGGCGCATCTCGGTGACCAGCTCACTGTCGGTTGACCGGTCAGTCTTTACCCGAGCCAGACGCGAATTGACGATCTCGTCGATCCGGGCCTTGCGGTTGGTCTTGATCTTCAGGCGCTTTGCCTTCTCTCTACTGACGCCCATCTCAACGAATTTTTTAACGTCGGTAACCTGTGCCGAATACATACTCTTTTCGTGGCGGATGCGAGACTCAGCTTCAGCCTTCAGTTCTTTCCGCAACTGAGGGATTGGCTTGCTTTCAGCTTTGCCTATCTCACGGTCAGCGACCTTTTCAGCTTCAGCAGTAACCTTCTTGCGCAACTCAGGAATACTGTCACGCTCGGTCACCTTGCCGTACAGCATCCCACCATTCTCAAGCAGGAACTGAATAGCCTGGTAGATGGGGGTGGCACTGGCTTTCGCTTCGGCCTCGATCGTCCACTGTTTGCGAAGCGCAGGCAACTGACCTTCACGCTCCAGCAGCAGGGCGCTCTTGCCCTCACGGATAGCCAGATCGATCAACGCATTGATCTCGTCCAGCTCCTGCTGCGTCATGTCCAGCAACTGAGCTTCAGCCTCCGAGATGAAGTACTGTTTGTTTTCCATTACAGCCTGAGCCACCTCTTCACGCGAGGCCAACATGCGATCGAAAACACCACGCACTTCGTCGTTCAGGTTGATGTCGAATCCAGCCGATCGCTCCAGACCAGCAAGACCATCCGTGTACACCGCCAGTAGCCATTCACTCAGGCGCTGAAAGGCACCCGACAACTGGATGCTGGGCGCCTTGCCCTCAAGTATGTAAGCTTCCCAGCTACGGGCAAAAAGCTCATGCTCTGCCTTGGTGATCGTGTTGCCATCGTGCTGGTCTTCACGACCCAGAAATTTCCTGATGACATTCCAGTCCTTTCGGAACTGCTCAGACGACTTGCCGGAATCCACCAGCATCCGCATTTCTTCCAAGAACACATGTGCCGCCTCATGCGACAACGTGGTCAGGTTGGCGTTCTCAAACATCTTGATCAGGTAGCCTTGGGTCACGATCCTGAAGGCACCACGGGGCAAAGCCTCATATGCCGGTGCCCGCTCATCGAATCGTGCCCCTATGGGGCCACCAGGTTTGCCCAGAACGCTCTCGTCCAGATGCTCGGTTTGGAGCAATGTGATGTCCTCGCGCTGCGCCAGGGGCAGCAGGGGGGCGTGTATAGCCTCAACCAGAGAGGCAGGTATGCTGTTGCCCACCATCGTCTGCCCCAAGGTCTGGTCATCAGGCAATATCAGGGTGTCATCAAAGCCCATAAGGCGGGCCAATGCCCGGGGAGTCATGCGCTTTACGCGCCCATCCGGCAGCACCAGACGGTGGACTTGCTTGGGAGAGGCCACCACGGTGGGGGCAGGCTTGCCATTGAATGCCATAGACTTGAACCCGCCCATAGCCAACAGTGGGGTATCTATGTTCGTGGGGTCAATGCCCGACTCGGCCATGTGTTTAAGGTTGGTGCCCGACAGGGCGGTGTCTTCCATTCCCTCGACTAGGTCCTCAATTTCATCAAACCAGTTGACTGTGTCCCGCTTGGTCCCGGTGGGCTTAGGCGGCAACTCACCGAATCGCACCGCGCGAAGGAACCAGCGCCTACGACGGGTGTGACCACCAAAATCTGAGTCCTGATACACACCCTCGTCAAAGGTGTAACCCACCTCGCGCAGCGCATCACGAATGATGTCCACGGCACGGGTGTCCTTGGTCGTGAATTCTTCAACATTTTCGATCACAACCACGGGGGGTCTACGTGCCAGTATGTGGTCGGCAGTCGCTTGGGCAGTAACAAGATCCAACCGGCACAGTCCACCAACCTGATTGGCCCGACTGAAGGACTTGCATACCGGACTTGCGTGAAAGATGTCAGTCGCTTCCAGCTTGTTGTTGTCGATGTCCTGCACTCGGGCATTGATACGGTTCAAGTCACCGGCATCAACGCGCGCCTGATGGATTTTCTCGTTGCTCTCCACCCCGAACACCGACAGGACCCTGTCTCCGAGCACATGCGACAACGCATCCAGCCCTGCGAAGAAGGAACCCAGTGCTGCTGGTTTGGGTGCGTCAGCCTGGAGAAGTATGTTTGGGCTGGCGGGGTCAAAGGTGCCTTTATTGGCAATCGCGGATTTTATTTGGCTGGACTTAAAGGCAACAATCTCTTCTGTGCCACCAAAAGAATCAGAACCGATCACCCCATCAAATCCCGCTGATTCGATAAATTTAACAATGACGCTGTTTTGATACGGAGGGATTCCACTGCTTATATTGTTTGTTTCATTCATATAGTCGGAAATTGCATCAACTGCACTATCAGCACCAACCTCCCTTATGGTTTCGTCTACAGTTTCCTCGCGAAAGTCAACTTCCTCAAGGGCAAGTCGAGCGTCAGACTCCCCCATAAGAAGGACAACGTCTTCAATATCTCCCGGAGCACCAAAGTATGGGTTTTTTATCCTTACAAAGGCGGGGATTGTTCGTCCACCGGCTCCACCAAAATCACCGGTCCTGGGCTTGTTAGAGAAAAAGAAGCCCTCTGGAGATTTCTCGCGAGAAAATTCAGTGAAGCCTTCCCTCGCCACATGAAAAACTAGGCGAGGGTTCCCTTTGGGGTCTGTGATCTTAGACCCCCTAAAAAACTTTTTGAATGCAGGGGTATTGATCTGATCGCTGGCATCGTCAGCTTGCAACTGCGTTTGGGTGGCGCCGGGCACACCCTCGATCTCGTTCTTTTTCAGTTGAAGATCGGCCAGTATACGCCGACCGTTCTCGCGCATCTTTTCCACCCGCGCAATCTCAGCCCGCTGCGTGTCAGCAGCCTCTTTAGTTAGGGACGGTATACGCTCAGGCAGTGGGATAAGGCGCACGGTGCCGTCACCGAACGACTCCACCCCCGACCCCTCAACAGCGATGAAGTCCTGACCTTCAGCCAGCTCGACCTGCTCCAGGTTCTCAACAGCAGTACGTTCGCCACTGGTTGCCGCTTTAAATGCAGCCTCAGATTCAGCCCTGGTGCCGGGCTCAATAAATATGCGCTTCAGGGTTTCATCAAACGATAACCCCTCCACAGCCAGGCGCCGAGCAACTGCATCGATTATCTCAATGTTGGTGTCGGCAAACTCTTCAAACGTCAAGCCCTTGCCCAGTATCTGGCCCGACAGGTTCTTCGACTCTTTAGCGGCAGCGATAAGGTCTTTGCGCAAACGTTGCAACTGAACCTGATATGCATTCTCGTCGCCGACCACTTCCTCAACCACAGCAAGGCGCTCATCAATACCCTCGATCAGGGTTTCTGTGGTGTCGTTGGCGTCGGTAGTCCTTGACCCTGGGGTGCTGTCAGCGTCAATCAGCAGATCAGCCTTCTCCCTATCCATTGCAGCAACGACTTCGGATGCAGACACCGTATGTGAATACCCGTACCGTGCGGCCTCTTTCACCATCTCTCGGTCATATCCGATAGCCTCAAGCGCCTCAGGCATGCCCTCGACCTCTTCAGACAGCACCAACAGGTCGTCACCATGCAGTTGCAGCACCTCGTCCACGCCAACGCTCTGAAGGAAAAACTTAAAGAACGTCGGGCTTTTCTCCTTGGCCCCACTCTTTTCGGCAGCCTCGGTGACCTTCTTCAGCTTGTCGCGCTTGATCTCATTTTTTCTTGCGTCCCTGACCATCAAGGGAACGTTCACGGTTGTTGCCGTGACATGCATCCCCCCAAACCCACTGAGAGTCTTCTGGATTACAGCGAGGGTCCGATCCCCCAGTGGCGTCTTTTCACTGACATCCTCTTCGCCAAATTCAGGGTCAAGGAATTGCAAAAACTCGCTGGCACCTGTCGGGGTCAACTCCTGAGTAACTTCGCCACCAAGCTCAAAGGCTCCACCCTCAAGGGACTCGCGCCCAAACTGCATGAACATGTCGAACAGCTTTTTGTTCTTGGTCATTTCCTTGCGGAGCAATCTTGTGATCTGACGCGAGGTCAACTCTCTCGCGCCTGGAAACATTCTTGCGATGGCGCCCGCGCTCATAGTTTCAAGCCCGGCATTAAGCAAGCCAACTCCATATGAGGCCCAACGCACAGACTGCTCGTCCAGCTTGTTGCCGTCGATGTCTTTAATTTCGCTCAATTCTAGAAACGCATGACCGGCCTCAAGCCAGAACGAAAACCGAGCGAATCCACCGGCAAGGCCAATGCCTGTTCCCGTAAGAGCCCCTGCTGGACCCCCAGTTAGAAACCCTGCTCCAGCGCCAATGCCAATAAATGGTAAGGCTTCTTTGCCACCATAAGCCATCTGCACTGCGAATTCAGTCGTTGACGCGAAGATGAAATCCAGAGGATCGTCAGGCTCCTCGAAATTCTCCCACTTGTCGTTGGCCCATTTGATGTATGCCTTCGCCTCGTCAACCTGCTCACCGTTCAACAATGCAGCGCCGGCATAACCGGTGCCGATCGTCAACTCAAGTGTGCGCTCAAGCGATTCGGAAATGCTGTCAATCACACCCTCGGTCGGATTCTTTAGAGCGTCCGTTCGGCGTTGCTCTGTGGACTCAAGCCCTTCGAGCGCGACATCCTTGGCAATCACCGAATCAGGCGACAATGTCTCCATTTCCGCCAACCGGGCGATGTCCTCAAAAGACTTCAGTGCCGACGCTTCATATTCAGATAGCGCGACTGCATGCCCCGGAGACTGACCAAAGAACTTCGTCAGCATCGGGTGCGTGTCAGCGAACGCGCGCAAATCCTCGAGCGTCTGAGCTTTCTTCGCTTCTTCAGGCAGTGCTCGGGCAACCGAGATCGGCAGTCCTGTGCGCTGTGACAGATTGATCGCGCCCAGGTATGACGACGAAGTCAGCCCCTGCGCGTTCGCGCTGTTGTACTGCGCAGTCAGTGTTTGCGTCGGAGTCGGTGGCTTCTTCTGCCGGGGAGTGGTGGACGGTGTCTGTTCAACACCTGGAACGTCAGCCATTAATTACCTCCTCCCCTTAACAGGCTTGCCGCGCCCATCACCCGGGCGACGTTTTTTCGGCTTGGCAGGCAACTGGTCCGTTGTGGCAGAAATCTCTTCGTTGCTCCAGTCGAAATAAGCCTCAAGCGCCTCAACCCATCGGGGATCCCACTTTGACGCATGGTTGTATCCAGCCCACTCGGATCGCAATTCGCCCTTGGTCTTAAACTCAGCGAACAGGTCAAGCGCCACGTCATCAATAGTGAACACACCTTCGTCAAAGATAATCATCTCTGGCTCGGGCACGTTATTGGTGGAGTACGATTTCTCGCGCGCCTGCAATTCCTCGTTGTCTTCACCCAGGCGACCATGCAGATCAAACATAACCTGACGCATAGGGCCAAGGTTTTCTCTGTCCAGCTCACCGTTCAAAGCCTTCTGCACCTGACCGTCACCCTCGATTGAATGCATCAAAAGCTCTGCCGGTTCGGTTCGCATTTCTGATTTCAGGAACGTCACACCACGGTTGAATTCATTCAACTGCTCCTGTGACCAGCCGTAGGCGTCACGGTTGCTGATGACCGAGTTGGTGTACATGTCCACTATTTCCTCGTCGGTCAGCCCCAACCCTTCAATATCGGATTTGAACTCACCCGGAATATCTTCCAGATCAATATCAAGATCCTGAATCGTTTCGTCGTTAAAGCGCCGCTCAAGGATGCTGTCACTTGCACCACCCAGTCGCATCTCAAACATGATCGTCGCCATCTCGGGCGGTATCAGTGGACGCTGATGAACACCGCGCTCTTCAGCGTGGATGCGTTTGATTAAATCATTTTGCAGTGCAGGGGTCAGGTCATCCCACTCAAAACCGCCATCGCCCATTTGGATGTCAAACTCGGCCTTGATTGTTGAGTTCTTACTGAACATGTCCAACCCGTTCTCGCGCACTTCTTTCGCGTCATTGAGCAGGCTCGTCAACTGAGTGCCATGCAGGTGGCGCCTGTCAGCCAACATCGTGATCTTCGCAATGTCTGAGTTGCCGTCACTATCCGAAACCAAAGGATCCCCGTTAAAGATCAACTCCTGAATTGAAGCAGTCTCAATTCGGCTGGCATTGGTGACTTTCGCCAACCCGAATATCCGCTCATAAGCCCCGACCATTGCCTCGTAGATCTCCTGGTCACCGGCAGTGTTGAATTGATTAATGAACTGACGACCTTCGGTCTGGCCGATAAAAGGGTTCTTCGCCAGCTCTTCAAGCTGTTGCGTAGCCCTGATCGTGTTGCGCTCAATCTCAGCCTTCACTTTGCGGTCGCCGTCTTTGACGATGTCATCCAGCGACTGCTGCAAAGCCTCGCGCAGCGGTCCAGGTTCAGGCGCCAGATCAAGAATTGTCTCTTCACCCAACGACCGAGCACCAGCCACATCCAACGTGGAATCCATAGGCCCAAGCGCAGACGCCAGCTCAGAGGTCAGCGTCACCACCTGAGCATTAAATTTACTGTCCTTGATCCGCTGATCCAGAAGCACCAGCTTGTCTTCCGGCAACAGGTCGCGCATCTCTTCGGTCAGTGTCTGCTCGGCCCAGTCGGTGCGCCCAATTTTAAGCTGGGTGTCCACCGCTGTCAGAATGTCATTCACGCGCGCCTCGTCATACAGCGTGTTCGCAGCTTCGACCGTCATCTCTTTTGCTGTGGCGAACTGAGCCACCCCCCGCACCCGGGCCGACAGGACGCTGTCGAAGGTGGACGGACTGGGGTTCCTGAGCAAGCGGTCGGTCAGGCGCTTCTGTGAAATCTGGAACTGCTGGGTGGTAAACGTCTCATTGCGCTTTTCCGATCGATCCATCACATCGCGATCAACCTCGCGCGTCCGTGGACGCTCAAACCCCTCGGTGAACCCGTCACGCATACGCTCAGGCAACTGATCCCTGATGCGCATCCGCTCAGTTTCAAAATTCTCACGGTGCTCGGCCTCAAGCTCGTTGTAGCGCGCGTTGTCCGTGCCGTCAGGAATGTTGGCGATCTCAGCATTCATGACATCGACAGCATCCTCGTAATCATTTTGCGCTTTCAGGCCAGTGCTGTGGTCGGACTTCGCCTGCTCTTTTGCAGCAATCTTTGCAAAGCCCTCACCCAAGCTGGCGATCTGACGACCGACACCGGCACCCAAGTCATCTGCTGACGGACCACCACGAAGACGGCCGGCGTTTAAAGCGCCAGTCTGAACCTGAGGACGGAAGGTTGGAATTTTTGCCATACTATTTTCCTATGAACACGTTGGCTACCTGGGCGCCTGTGCCCAGTATTGTCCCAGCAAGAGCAGAATTGCGACTGGCCTGAAGCGATTCCTGCTCAAGTTTAAGGCCACTCATTTCTGTTTTGAGGCCAAAAGCCGCCAGCCTGGCATTGTGCCGCAACGTGCGTTCAGCCTCGATACGCGCAACTTTAGCATCAACCTGGAAGTCCTGCACCACCTGAGATGCAACATCCACCCCTTGCCCCGCTGCCGACACCAGTTGCTGACCACGCACCTGTCGCTCGGCCACAACAACCTGCGCAGCATCTTCCTCACCGCGCTGGATCGTGTTCTCAAACTCAAGCCGGTTCAGCTTTTGGTTTTGCTTGTTCTGCTCCTGCGCAATGCGCGAGGCTTGATCCTGGGCGCCAGCTTGAAGCGCACCGCCAGCCAAGGATAATCCGACTGCCGCCGCCTGCCCGCCGGTCAATCCCATGTCACTCTCCCACCAGCCCAGAGGGCACAATCGAAAGTATAGTCATCGGGAGGGGGTCGCTCTGGCGTACAGCCACGCGCTTCTCGTCTCTCCACGTTGCATTTATAAGCACTTCTCCACGACCAGTCTTTTCATCTACCGGGTCGTCATAGTCTTCATTGTCGCGCTGTTTGATCTCATGCATATCAGTAAACGAAGGACCGGCCTCGCCACCGCGCGACTCCTCGAACAGTAGGGTGGCCTTGTTTATCCGGGCCTTTTTGTCCATCAGCGTCTCCCCCTGAATCTGTTCGAGATCCAAAGTGAACATGTCGCTGACATATGGCAGTCCTACATGGATGTGACAGAACGGGTTGTCCAGCGTGATCTGACCGTTGACGACCGTGATAGGGACCTGCACCTGTCCATCAGCCAGGATGCATGCGTCTTCACCCTCAAGGTGATCAAGCCCCTTGACCGACTTGACAGCCAGGCACCACTGCTTGGTGCTCCCCGACTGGTGCGCCGTAGGCACATCCTTATTCGGTTCCACCGTAACCACCGTGTCGCTGGTGAACCCAGTGATGGTCAACACCACCCGGCTATTCCCATTCTCGTCCAAGATGACAGCATTGCCCACGTCCGTGCTTTTGAACGTGGCATCAGATGCCGTAAGCGTCAACGAGGTGGGATGGGTAAACGGTGCCCCGGTCAGAGCCATTGTCGCCGACCCGTCCACGCCGGCCAGCGTCAGACTTGCCCCATCGTAACTCAGGTTGCTGTCACAGAATTTGGCGTCAGTCTTGATATCGAGGACCTGCCTCGAGGTCATGCGCTCAATCAATCTGGCATTCCCGCGGTTGATCAATACATACAGCACATCGTCGTTGCCCTCAGGCACCACAACGAAATCGATCACACGACCGTTTGGCGTGAACAAATGCTGATGCCAACCCCACACCTCATGCTCAGGCACATATGTCAACCCGAGCACCACACCGTTCTGCTGCGCGCACCAGATCACAGAATGTGGGTTTTCCTGATAATCCCACGAATCAACCAGGAACCCCGGCGCCTTAAAGAAGTGCGAAGCAAACAGCGTCAGGTCGCGACCACGGAACTGGCCGGCGTCACCAGTAGACCGAAGGTCACGGACAATCTTATTGCGGGACTGCATGTACACGCCAGTGCCCTGCACCTTTAAAGGCGGCAACTGGTCTGTTGCCCCGGTGCGCTCTTGCAGCCGAGCATTTACTTGCCCGGGCGTAACCGTGCCCGTCTCATTGCCGAACAGAGCCCACACGGATTCCTGGGTAAAAATCAAAGGCCGACCGATCTCAGTGATCCACCGCACCTCGTTAAATTCCTCACTGTTCAAATTGAACTTGAACGAGTCGTCAGACTGACTGGGCGAAAACCGGCTGAAATTCTCAAAGAACCCAGTCCGTGACTTCCAGATCGACTCAGGCTCGTTGACCGTATTCGCAAACCAAAGCGACTGCTGCATCAACCCAACCACCTTGGGAAAGTTGCCGGTGTTCAAAAACGGGTTGGTGCCGAACGGTGGACTGGCCGATATGTCAGGGCTTGCCCCAATGTCATCGAACGTCACGTCAGTGGTGGTTCCAATGAATCCGTAGATTCCACCCTCTTCCTTGTAAATATTGTAGTCCGACGCATTGGCGACTGCTGTCCAGGACACCGTTACCGGGTCGGCCAGTGCGGCCTGGAGGGCCGTAGTCTCCGCGCTCAAGCGGTACACCGTTCCTCCAGCCGAATACGCTGTGTAGCCGGTGGTGTCCTCGTTCTGAAGGTCAAAGTCGCCACCAGAGACATTGGTCACCACAAACACCCGCTCGTTGATCTTTCTCATGCCTGTGACGTTCCGTATGAGCACCACGTCACCATCGGCGAAGTTGTGCCCCGCAGCGGTAACCGTACCCGGGTTGGCCTGTGTGACCGCGGTCATGGCATATCCGACAGCCTCAACGCCGACCAGCGACTCTTCAAAGTCATCCTTATCGACAGCCGTAACCTGATATTTCTGAACCACTGTCCCGGCAGAGCCCGACGCAGCAAGCGCCGAAGGTCTTGCCCCACCCAACGGATCGAAGGTGATGTCGCCGATCGTCCATGACGATGGGCCTGAATGCGTCAACTTCTGTGGGCGGTGGTTTTCGTGGACGATGTACATCACATCCAGCGACTGCACCATTTTCATGGACGTGACTTCTGACTGCAAAAACGGGGTCGCCAGCTCAAAGATCCGCTCAACAGTGCCGCCGGACACATATGAGGTGTGCCCCGTGCCGTCAATACCGGTAAGCTCAAACTTTGTCGCGTTGACAAATGTAATGAAATACTTGAAGTCGTTGATTTCCGTGGTGCCGACAACGCTTTTGACCAGCACCTGGTCGCCGGTTGCATACCCGTGCGCAGCAGAGGTGGTGATCTCAACTGGGTTGGTCTGGGTTACCGCGGTGACCGTAAACTGGGCCTCAGTCACCTGAGCACCGTTACTGATAACCCGCATGTAACTGTCGCCGAACTCGAGCAGGTACTTCACAGCATCGCTGAACACGAACTTGCGCAGCGAGGTTTCCCCCAAGCTGGTGTCCTTAACCTCAGTGATAAACTCCGTGCCCGGGCGGTTCGTGATGCCACCCTCACGCTGCACGATGAAATTCATACACTTCGCCAGACCGGTCTGGTACTTCGCCTGGTCGGCACGTCCGTGTAGAGCCGGGGTTATTTCACCCCCTGAAAATGAGCGTTGGATAGAACTGGGCATTTACAGCCTGACGCTTATGAACTCAGAGTCCGGTTGAGCATCCTGCTTCACCTCGTTCGATTCTGACTCTTCAGCGCCGTCAAGCGCCTCACGATACAGATTCGCCACTTCATTGCGGATTGCTTGGGATACCGACAAAGGCATTGCGATCTGCATTGCAATGCGAAAGGCGACGGCCTCAACGAATTCTGCTGAGAATTGCGTGGGGTCCTCGACCAATCGCGTATATTGCAACACTGCGTCTTCCTTGTCGGTGAAGATCACTTTTAAATTCGAGGAGTCATTTGCCAGGGTAAAGGGCACAGTCTCACTGTCGCGCTCCACACGCCCCACACCAGACAGAACTCTACGCGCGCGCACACAGTCCGAAGGGAACTCGTAAGCAAACGCCCAATCACTGTTCGGGTCATCCGCCAGCTTGCCCAACGTTTTGTATTTCTGCGCAAACGGCCAGTTAAATTTATGAAGTATGTAGTCGCGTGACTTGGGATACCAAAGCTGGCACTCTTTTGCCTCAACACTTTTCTCGGTCAACGACTGGATGCGCCGGGTCACACCAATGTGTGAAAGCGCCATGTTTGACATTTCGACTTCGGACGATGCCATAGCTTCCCTTCGGCATTAAAAAAGGGCCGAACCGAGTTAGCCCGGCTCGGCCCTGTGGTACTCAATTTAACTCAGCCGTCTTCCGACTTGGCCTTTTTCGCGGCAGCTTTAGCAGCAGCCTCGTCGTCTGCGTTCCACTCACGCATCCAGACCTTTGAGAATTGCCCCTCACTGATCTCGATGATCTCGCCTGCTTCGACAATCTCCATGCGCTTTGACTCGGGTTTCCGACGAATCGGTCCACCGCGCCGAGTAACAACGACTTTCCCCGAAATTTTCTTCGGGGGCGTTGCCTTTGGCTTAACCGGCTTTGCAGCAGGCTCATCCGCAGGCTTGATGGCAGGTTTCTTTGTGTCAGCCATCAGTCAGTGTTGTCGGGGAACGCTTTCCAAGAATCAACATCCTTGGAAATATAAGCGTTGATCGCGCCAGCAGTAAAAGTACCGACGACAGTGTATTCCATACGCACGAAGCGCAGGAGCCCGTGTGGCAAACGAACCTTGATGACTTCTGTACCAGCAGTCAGGTTCGCAGTCGCAATCGCAGCAATGACGATCTTGTCTACGGGTGACGTAAACGCCAGATCCGTAGCAGTCTCGAAATCAAAAGCGATTGAGGTTCCACCCGCAAAGTCGGTTTCGCCGACTTGAACGACCAGGTACAGCGGTTCACCGGGACCCATGTCCCGAGCTGCGTCCTGGAAATCAATAATGTTGGTCGAGTCAGCAGTCACTGTGACTGCTTGTGCGTCCGACATGTTCGTTTCAATATCACGGTAAGCCATGTTTCAATTTCTCCTTGTCAGGTCACCTAACTTAGGTGATCTGGGCTTCTGTGAGAGTCAGCGCATCAACCCGACGCACAGGAACTTCGCCAAACGAAAGTGTTGGGCGACCGGCAGCACCGTCCATCGTCAAACGGACATTGCTGTCGTTCTTTTCCTGACGACGAATAAACGACTCAGCAGTGCGGTTTACCATCCAGACGGGGTTGCCGCCCTCGAGGCTCTTGATCTGAACCAAACCCTGGACCATCAGGTCGATCAGATCGGCACCAGCCGAAGCATCTTTGGTCAGGTCCGACACGTCGATGTTCGCAATGCGAACGCCATATTGCCAATCCTTGACCGCCAGGCCAAAACGCCAGATGTACTGGCTATTCATAACAGCCAGCTTCTTGCCGTTCGACAACGTGTTGATCTGAGTGCCGTGGTCGTGGAACTCAAGTCCAGCCGACGTGCCCTTGGGGAAAAAGCCGAAGATCTTATTCGGCGCCCAGTTGACCAGCCAAATGGACATGTTGTCCGAACCAGTACCACCAGCGTCCAGGATGTTCTCACCGTTGGCCGCACTCAAACTATTGTAGCGCGGTGCCAAACCAGTGTGCTTACCCGGGGTCAGTGCCACATCACCGTAGAACAAGGTATCAGCGAACTGCTGACGCATTGCTTCGAGGAATGCAGTGTCTTCAGTGAAACGAATTGCTTTTTCGTTCCCGCCCAAGCGGAGCAATTCCTTATCAACTTCGGAGAAACCTTCCAGCAAAGCGGCAGTCTCGTCCATCTGAGCCGTGCGCGATTTGCTGGGGTCAATTCCGTCATTGATCTGACGATAGCCGACAGTCGGCAAACCGGTACGAATAGTGTGCCGGTGTCCAGTTTCCAAGTTTCCTTCGATGACGGGGATGTCGTTGAGGACGCCAAATTCCTCTGCCAACATCTCGGCAATCGATGCGACCTGGCCATTCGGATCCAAGCGTTTAGCTTGATCGGCCAGTGTCAGGTTGTTGTTTCCAATGGTTGCCATAATCAATGGCTCCTTGTTTTTTACATATCAGGATAAAAAAGATCAGGTCCAGATTTCGCCGTGGCTACGGAATCTCCGTCCACGTTTCCACCTTCACCTAATGCTTTGCCAATCCCAGACAAGAAGCGCACTACGAACGGGTTGTTACCCAGTCCGGTTGATTTCAGAGCATCGTTAAGTTCCTGACTGCCGAAGCGGGCCAGTGCCTTTTGAGCGTTAACCACCGTTGCGTCGAAATTCGTGCCACCCATGTCTGGGTCCGATTTGACCTGTGCAGCCCATTCGTTCGATTCACGCGCAAGGTCAGCTTTAAGTGCCTCGGTTGTTTCAATCGCGACTTGGTTGGACATGTCAACAAGTGACTGGGCATTCTCATTCGAGAGGCCAGCACCACGCGCATACTCTTCAACAGCCGCAAGGCGTGTATCAGGGATAAGTGCGTTTTCGGGTAGGCTGAGTTCATACGTTTCCGGCGTTTGTGAGTTGCCTTCGGGTTTTTCTTCAGTCTTCGCCTCAGGGGAGGCGGGTTCGGTAACAGCGTCAGGATCCTCGACAACAGGGGCAGTGATTGCCTCGGCGGGAGTTAACTCCGCAGGGGTTTCTTCTGTCACAATTGTTTCTGGTTCATCGGCCATAACGTTCCCTTATCTCACCTAGAGTCAATGTTGCACACGCTGTTTGTGCGTACAAATGTTTTAATTGAAAATAGCGTCAATGGATCCTAGACAGCCGGATTACTTGTCGTCAAGGTTAGCTAGACGAAGCTCTTCCTCGCGCGCTTCAAGCATCATCTTCAGGAGTTCATCCGGGGCGGCTTCCTGTAGATCCATATGCAATTGAAGTCCGGCCTGACGGATGCCTTCTTTGAAAATCATTTCAGAGTTGTTGCCAGAAAAACTTATCTCGAACAGGCGAAGTTTTTCCAATCGACTCCAGATAAACCGGCGCCCCTGCTCATGCTCCATGATCCATGTGAGGTCAGTTTTTTCTTGTTCAGCGGCAACGCGATTACGTTCGTCGTCAATGTCTGCCACTTCTTCACTGTCGGTGCGCGCGTTACTCATATGAGATTTCCGCTGAGACATGGAGGTGATCGAGCGTAGTGAAATCGTTATTCAAGAAGGCTTGGAGTCGATGAACCCCAGGAGTGACTTTGTATGGTATCCCGTCAGGGGTGCCGTATCTGAAAATCAAGCTGGCATCGGTCGCCGTCCCTGAGAACTCATGGAAATTGCGAACCGTACCCGCCCCTGCAATGTACTCGCGCTGGCGTTTGGGTTTAGTGTCTGCATGGGGATTTATTGAGATGACCCCAGTGTTATAGTTGGCGATCGAGAACTGCACCCACCGGCTCACGCCGCTGACGCTTGAAGAAAATTTGCTCGACTGCCACCCGCCGACGCCCGAGTCCTGAATGTACAGCAGGAACTGGTGAACGTAGAACACTCGGTTTGCATCGCGAATTCCCGGAATGGCAAACCCAGCACCTGACAAATCGGTGGCAAATTCCGTCGTGCCGGTGCCATCAAAGTTGGTGTCCAGTTTCTGGAAGAAACGCTGACCGGGGATCACTGTTAGCCCACCGTCGCCACAATAGAAGCCTTGGCCTCGGTGAATGCCGAGAGATCGTCGCGTATCCAAACGCCCAGGTACTTGCCGGTGGTGAATACCAGCGGATCAGCAAACACACGATCGACGTAGAGAGCCGAATCACCAGCGGTGAACGTGATCTCGTTGTAATCCCAACCGGCGATCATGAAGTCGCTGTTGTTGGTGATCGCGCCCACGCCTTCGCCTGCAAGATCAAGGACGAGAGTGTCAGATACGAGTTGGGCACCGGCGGTGGCCTCCTGAAAAATACCAACGATAATACCATTTGCCAGTGCTGCTGCGGGTGCAAGATTCAAGAATGATGCATCGGCATCAGTGACCACAGTGTCTTCGCCGTAGATCCGAATCGAGTGAACCTTCACAAAGTTGGCCCAACTCGGCACGGCCAGGTAGCGCAGCAAACCCGCTGGCCCAGACCCATCGGACTTGAGGCCATCGTTGCCAGTTCCATCGCCATTCGCGCTAAGGTATTTAACCAGTTGTGTTTGTGCCATGTCATTCCTTCCAAAAGATTGTAGCAGTGTGTTCCGACAACCCGCTCAGGTCGTCGTTGATTTTGAATCCAAAGTACTCACCCTCACCAGCCTCGAACCATCGGTGACCCAAGTGCCACATGTGGACGTTCGCGTTGATGATGTCAGTCTCGCCAACAGCAGAGTCATCGGACGTTTTAAACACGCCCATCTCTGTGCCGTTGGGCAGAAAGGCAAGCGTACCGTACAGACCGGCATCGGCCTCGTACCCGTCAGCTTGGAACTCCAAAAAGTCCACCTTCGCAGAGTCAGCCTTCACGATCGTTCCAGCGGTCACAGCAAGGTTTAGCGTTTCCTGTTTCATTGCAGTGCCCCCGAACCGGCACCCAGCAACTCATTCAAGGCGTTGCCTTCATCCGTGCGCGTCTCGCTCAAGGTCTTCGCCACGTCAGCCGACTGTGCAACCTGCTGCTGACGCGCCGCCTGCTCCTGCAACTGAGCACGTTCCTCGCGCAGCGCAGCAACAGCCTCATCGTCACGCACCACGCTCACGGGCACACCAAGGCGCTCTGCGATGATGTCAACAGCCTCATCAAAATCAAACTTGTCCAACGCGCCCTGATCCAACTGGGCAGCTTGCGCGACAAACACAGCAAGATCCTGAATCGTCCCAACGTCCACGCGCTTCTGCGCCTGGGCCAGGATCGACAGGTACTCAACTTTCAACTCTTTGCCCTGAATCGCTTCAGGTGGCTCAGGGATCTTCCCGCGCCTGTTCGCAATGTTGAACACCCGGTCAATGATCATGTCCAGCAGCTCGTCATCAAGGTTCGTCAACACCGGACCCAGCATAAGTAGGCGCTCTTGTACGCGCTCATCAACCTCACGCGCGGTGATCTCGCGTCGATCAAGAGCGAGAATAGCCAAAAACATGTCCTCAAAGAGGGCGCGTTTAATGCGATTCTCATGTTGACGAATCTTTTCTTCTACCCACTGCACATTGAAGTTCGACACTTCATGCGCGGGACGCAATCCACCGCGATCGCCAAACCCTTCAACGATCGTGAATTTACCCGGGAGAATGCTCGGGAATTTGTTTTTCAGTGACGGTGGTCCCTGCATAGGCGGGTTGACCTGCTTCTCGATCGCCTGAGCACTGCGCTTCTCGTAAAGCTGCATTGCTTTGACATCACCAAGGATGTCCATCGCAGGGCTTGAACCGTACACGTCATTGCCGGTCACTTCCCATCGTGGCGCCAACAGAGGAAATTCGTGGAACCCCTCTACACCCAGTCGATGCTTCGGGTCATTACTTGTGATCGAACCAGCAGTCTTTGACATACCGCGCTCGTAATGAACCATCACGTATTTCTTACCCGGCAGGCCCATCATGCCCTCTTGAAAGTCTTCGTTCGGCATCAGCACCTGACATACCTCAAAAGGCTGCTCGTCCGATGCACCACCGACAGCCTTCGCAGCGGTTGCAACCGAATCACTCACGTTATCAATTCCCCATTGCTGGACAATTTGTCGCGCAGTCATCTCAAGTGTCCGTGACGCACGGTCAATCTTGCGTTCAGAATTCATGCCCAGGGAGTACGAACCGATCGGCCAGTTAAATCCACGGACCACATCTTCATCGTCCTCGATGATCATCGCAGCGCCTGTGCCGTACCCACCCATGTCAGAGTAAATTTGTGGCAGGACTTTGTAGATGTTCGACTTCGCGAAGATGTCGCGCAGAATACTTTCAACCTGCTCAAGCCATAGTCTCACCTCTGGCTCGTTCGCGAGTGCCTGGTCACCAAGCGTCAGCCTGAACCACGGTCGTGACGGTGACGTTAACCCTGACATCATCCCCGATGACAATGTGCGCAGTGCGAACGTTGCCGTGGAGTTAATGATCTTGTCATGGACTTTGTCGCCACGGTTTCTGTCCGTGACCAAGAACCGCTGCCTGCGTGGGATAATGTTCTCGGCGATCTCGCGCCAATGTGTTACCCAGGACTCGTCACGTTCTCGCTCAAGTTGTGACCGGACACGTTCTGCGCGCGCAACAAGCTCATCGTTCTCGTTGCCGTGGCGCGTTGACTCTCCCCTACCATCAGGGACGTGTGCTCCAAGCGACAACAGGTTTTTTTGCATGATCATAGATCAGATCCCCAGCAGTTGTTTACCTACGTTCGCGCCCGGCGTTCCAAAGGACGCGCGTAGTGCGGGGTTCGTGACGATCGTTGATGCGCGGCCACCACCTACGGCAGCTTTACCGTTCGATGTTCGTGCCGCACGAATGCGACGACGGCGACTGAGCTCGGCGCGGGACACCCGCTCTTGCTCAGTTATGCCTTGGGCTAAAGTGGGGGGTGCGCCCGGGCTACGGGACCTTGGGTTGCTACTGCCGAAGAGTGCGCCACCAAGTGACTCACCAATCTTTCCGCCAACTGCTGCACCTACAAGTCCACCGCCCGCGAAGCCAATTGCCGAACCGGCCAAACCGGCGGCAAGCTTGCCTGTATCACTGCTCATCCTCGAATACCCTCGTATAGATATCGTGTTTGCGTTCATAGCCTAACGCACCCAGCAATCTTTGGAAACCTTTCCTCGCAGGAACAATTTGAGTAATCCAAACCACCCCTTCGTCGCGAAGTTTCCCATCGCACCATCCGATGAACCTCGAGGCGAGTCCATCCATGCGATGTTGAGGGTCGATGTAAAGTACCTCTTGTGTTGCGCATAGCTTGCCACCCGACCGCGGTGTTTGCGCTGCGATGTAAAGTGCGTAACCGATCAGCGCGTGGTTTTCACGAACTGTAAAGGTTCTCATTAAACCAGCGTCCTCAATGCGGTTGTACATCTCCACATTCACCGTCAGCGACTCGGCTGGCAATGTATCCTTGATCTCATCGAAGTGAAATTCGCCCATCAACTCAGCGTCCTCATAAAACGCTTCAAATTTTTCCTGAGCAAACTGATACACAGTCTTCGATCGCGTTGGCGCCCAGCTAGGTTTCTTCTTCGGACTCATTCAAACTTTCCTCGCTGATCGTCATCGGACTCACGTAGTCGCACATCAAACACGACATCACATCAAATATCACCGTCAACAACTGAACGTCCACCGATCCGCAACTCGCGCAGCGGTACGGCCGGCGTGGGCACCCACAGGTGTCACTCTGGTGTTTTCTGCATAGCATCAGTGGCACTGTTCAACTCCCGCCACACAAGCTTAGGCCCAAATCGCCTCGGGCGCCAACGATCATCAGGCTGCACCAGAACCAGGATCTCGGCGATCAACGGCTTGGGACCCACCAGCGCAATCTTCTCTGGCTTGTCGCCCTCAGGCAGCGAATGCCCATGCAGCATCACCTGATCATCGTCAAGCCCCATGTTGTGGAACAGTATCTCGCGCAAGCGGATGATTTTCTGCGAGTCAGTCATCTCGGGTTGAACCCCTGACGCATGCGGATGCAGTCGTCGGGGATCTTGACGATCGGGCCGCGCGGCAGCCTGGGCGCGCGGAACACGTTGGTGCCGCCGTTCAGCCGGGCCTTGTTCTTCCTGAACCAGCTACTGAGGGACACCACACCGCACCGCACCATCCGCGGCAACTTATTGCTCGTCGTGTACACCACCTTGGTCGGGATCCCGCGCCGGCGCCTCATGCGCTTTGCCAATGTGGGACCCTCGCCCTGTACGTGCTTCACGCCTGGCCCCTTCTTGGTGTACGACGACTTCGGTACGCGCACCTGTGGGGCTGGCATCATCATTGCAAATGGGTCAGTCATTCTTCGCTCCCTTCAAGCTATCGGATTCCAGTCATGCTCACATTCCATCGCTCTGCCGTATCCATCACCGAACACCTCAGCAGCCACCGGGTACGCAAACGTCAATGCCAATGCGTCAGCCCTGTCAGGCGATGCTATCCCGCGCTTCTTCATGTCTGCCTTGCGCTCAAGCTGGATCTCACCCCTCAAATTCAAACCATACTCGGGACCGATCAACTGCGCCATCAATTCTGCGTCATCCGGCAACATTGCCCCCTGCTTCAGCCATTGACGCATTGAGCCCCAGATCTCGGCTCGTTTGTTGGAATACTGCTCTCCTTCGTTACCAAAGTCACTGTGACCGCGCATGTCGGCTCGGGCGCCGAAGTTGACTCCGATGACCGAGTAGCCGAGCTGTCTGAGGCGATCAACAACCCCCCCTCCGACTCCACCCTCATCAACAAAGATAGCGTCTGGGTAGGAGGGTGCTTCTCCAGCAAGCCGCGCAACCTGGGCAGCAAGCTGCATTGTATCCAGTCCTCGGTAAGTCCACATACCCGTGTTTCTCGCATCTCGCCCCTGCCTTGCAAATACCACCGACTCGTCGTCGCCGAACCGCGCGACATCCACTCCCAACACATACGCATCACCACCCTGGCAAGTATACTCCGTGTCAGGATCCATAGCACTCTCAACCGAGTCACTCGGGATAAACTGGTTCGTGCCCGCTCTCGGGAACAACCCACGCACACGCACTCGCACAAAGTCACTGTCCTCACCATAATCCTCGACCATCTGCTCAAACCGTGTGTGGTTGATGTCCTCAACCGTCAATGAGTCAATCTGGTGCGTAACCCACCTGTGCTTCAACCTGGTGAAGCAATCTCGAAACCTGCCCGTATTTCTCGTCGGGTTACCAAAGCACAACCAGAACATCTCAGTATTACTATCCGTCAACGCTCCCTCGGTCACTTCCCAGATCGCATCGTGAATGGCTGATGCCTCATCGAATATCACCAAAATCCGCTTGCCCTCGTTGTGAAGACCAGCAAATGACTCAGTCCTCTGCTCGTTCCACGGGATCGCGTCAGCGCGCCATGTGCGCTCATGGTCCGGGTCCATGCTCGATATGCTGGTGGCCGTCATACGGAACCAATGGCGGCAAATGAGAAGGCGATACCACTTCGCGACCTCAGGCCACGTTTTCGTCTTTAGCTGCGTGTCTGTGTTCGCCGTCACCACAATGCGGGTGTCTTCCATCGTACACATGCCCCACCAGATAATCATGCTCACCAGGGCTGACTTCCCGATGTCATGGCCGGATGCTGTCGCGAGTTGCAGGCAATGGTTGAAAGCGGCTTGGTTTTGTTTTTTGTGAGAGAGGGGGTCGGTCATTTTAGGGGGGTTAGGAATGCTTGCCAGTGAATCGGTCATTTCCTGTAGGATTTTTCTCTGCCACCTCCGGGGACCCCCCGAAGATTCCAGGTCCCCCGCCTCCCCCCAGGGGAACGCATACAGCGCGAATGCCAATGGATCCCTGGCCATGCCGGCGAAGTCGGTCAAAAGTTGCGCGTCAATGTCAAGTGGCTTGGGGTTGATCATGGTGGAAACGTATCCGCATTGATTGCAACCGGCAAGGGTGCAGGGTGCAGGGGCATATATATATGGGCGCACTGGTGGCGTGGTATTGTGCGCACAATGCCGGACATCGTGGTACAATTAGGTGCAATAGGTGGTGCTTTCGTGCCGCCGCAATACGGGAGTGAACATCATGGCGGATACAGTCTCAATTGGAGGGGTGCCGTTCGCAGATACGATCAATTGCGAATCGATCATGGACGTGGATGGTGCGCATATCGGCTTGCGCGTGGTATCTGGGATTCACCTTAACGCAACCGAAACAGAAATTTACGGGTACGCGCACATAGGTGGTGTCCACCGCAAACGGTTGGTGGTCGCCATCTCGTTTTTTGGTGGTGTCGGCACCCGCTATTGGCGCATTGCCCTGGAAGGCGTGAATAAAAAACGCGCGGCATGGCGTGGCGTAGCAGGGGCAAATGGTGCTCAAACTGAAACCAGCATCATTGTTAAACGGTTGAAAGCAATTGATAGTACCAACACAAAAGGATCCAAAAATGAAAGATGACCGAGTGTATTTTGTGACGCTAGCGGTTGAAGCAATTCAATCACTAACGAACAAAGTATTAAAAGGCGAAACAATGCCTTTTAGATTTCAAGGCGCAGCAGTGAACAAAAGGCAAGCAATCACAGAAGCGGTAAAGCTTGCAACTAGTTGGGGACTTACCGTCAAAGCCGTAGTTTCAGTCGAACGCAAAGGGATAATCTGATGAAATTAACACATGCAAATTTACTAACTACCGGTAACCCAAAAACATTAAAGGGTGAAACAGACGGATATTTTACTGCTGTGCTGCATCTCGCACCGTCAACACTCAGCGGTAAAAACGTTTGCCCGTTTGCAACCGCCGCTTGTATTTTCGGTTGCTTGAATCACGCCGGACGTGGTGGCATTTTCAAAAAGGGTGAAATCACGAACGCTATCCAGTTGGCGAGAATCGCGCGCACCAACTGGTATCACGATAATCGAGCGGATTTTCTGCTGAATCTTGAAAGGGCCATCACGTTGCACGTTAAACGTGCGAAGCAAAACGGCTTAACACCTTGTATCCGTTTAAACGGAACGTCTGATTTATCCATAGAGAACTGGGGCATTCTGGAAAGGTTTCCAGATGTCCAATTCTATGACTATACCGCTGTACCAAAACGCACGTTTGACTTTGCAAATCACAAGCTGCCCGAAAACTATCATTTGACGTTCTCACGCAAAGAAACACCGCTGAACCATACTGCTGCAAAGTTGGCACTAAAACGTGGCGTATCGGTTGCGGTGGTTTTCGACACTAAAAAGGGTGCGCCGCTGCCAAGTCAATTTTGGGGCAAGCCAGTAATTGACGGTGACTTGTCGGATCTGCGCTTTCGTGATGATCGTGGCGTTATTGTCGGTCTTAGGGCAAAAGGCAAAAAAGCAAAAGCGGATACGACCGGATTCGTGGTGCTCGTATGATTCCAAAAGTAAAAACATGGCGCGCGCGTGATATCCAGACGGGGCAAACGTTTGAAATCCAGACGGTTACCAAGCGCATGGTCAAAATCATTTTGTTTTTAGATTACGCGATTCCATCATGGCGGTTAAGGGTGTCCGTAAAGCGCCGCTAAACGTCCACCACGTCGATCAAGCCCCCAATGCCTATATGGTGTTGGGGGCTTTTTTTATGGGTTTCAAGCCCCCTGGGTGAATTCGGCCAGAATTCAAGCCCCCAGATTGCGCTACACGTCCACCAAATCAATCTAGGTAGGGTTCTACCCATCGGCATCGGTGGCATTGTCGGCCTTTGTCCCAGGGACGGATTCAGCGGTGCCATCCACTACGCGCGCCCGGGCAGATTTGAGCCTATCAGCCAGACCTACATTGATATTTATTTGGGTATCCGGTTGCAGTAATCCTAAATGTTTCATTGCCAATTCGATCATTCTGTCCTTAGGCCAGAACCCGATGGACGTTATCCCTGAATCCGAAAGCTTGATCGATTTTATCGCCCTCCGGGTGGATTCCGGCATATCTTGAATTGACTTCAATTTTCCGTCATCATCAAAAGCGGTGGCGGGGTCACAAGTGAGTGTTGCCAAAAGTTCTCGGAAAATATCCTCAGCTTTAACTTCCAACCGATTTAATTGGCCTTTCATGAGATTTTGGATTTCGTCTTTTACCAGATCATTCCTGAGCAGAGCTGGCCCAGTGGTTCTGGCCTGTTTATGGGAATAGCCGGAGTCTTTGGCTGCCTGGGTGGCGGATTTACCTGCGACAATATGCCGAGCAAATTCCTTTTGACGGACTGAGATTGTATTCATGTCAAAATAATACACCACATCGGGCATAGTACTAAGTTACAATTCAGAGATGCCAACGGATAAATACAATTTCAGCAAGTTGCGACCGGGCGGGATGATATCTCTGCCGGCCCCGACAAAAACCCGAGCACACCAGATAAAGCAGGCTGCGTACATGTGGTCGAAACGTCAACGGGCACGGGGTAATATGATCACGTTGCACACCTCAGTATTCGATTTCCACGTCAAAATAACGATGCACCCGGTAGCGTCCGACACTGTAGACCCACTGGCAAGTGGTTACACAAAAGTTACGCAATAGTTACACATCTTTTGACCCCCATTTAAGCCGATCCTGAGCGTTTTGAGCTGATTCTACGCAGTTACACAAAGTTACGTATCTTTTCCCACTGCGCTATAGAAATACACTAGTACTATAATCATAGTACTACCCTATTTTTGTACCTCTATCTAGAAAAGATGTGTAACTTTGTGTAACTGTGTAGTTTTGGCCCATAGAGCCCGAATTCGGCACTTCTCAAAAAAAAAGATGTGTAACTTTGTGTAACTTTTGTGTTACCAAAATGAAATCGTGTTGACACTGCCACCCACTGGTGTACATTGACCGTACCAAGTAGGACAAGCGATAGTACTACAGCATTCACCCCATAGTACTAGAGGAGAAAAAACGATGTCACGAAATTGTAACAACGTAGTATTTGGGAGGTTCGTTTTACTACAAAACGACAAGGTGCTCCCGGAGTCACCCAGGGCCGAATACCCTGCTGACGCAGTGGTCGCGACCCGCACGGGGATGGGTGTGGTTGACCCTGACTCGGGCGAGTGGGTGGTGTTCGACACCGTGATGGAATTGGAAGATTGGCAAGCCAGCAAAGACATGGCGTTCGCCAATCAGGAAGTTGCTGAACAGTGTGACAAGTGCGGCAAACACGTCGAAAATGGTGACGGGTTTCATGTCGGTGATGACCGGTTGTGCGCTGACTGTAATGATCCAGATGCTGGCGTGGCTATGCCCGGCAACTGGGTCGTGATTGAGGGCGGGAATTACCCGATCTGCATACCTACGGGTCAGCTTGACGGTGACGAGATAATCCGCCGCCACCTCACATTTGATGCCAAGCGGGGGTCACGGTTTAACGACTTCCGTGATTCGATGGAAGAGCAGGGTTATCAATATGCATACGATGACGGCAACCTGTTCATCGATTGCGGGAAGAACATTTATGGCACCACCTACTCAGTCGAATTGCTGGGTGACATGTTTTACGATGACAGTCTGTTGCCCCTGGAAATCATGCTTTTTGATTTTTACGAGCGGGAAAAGGTGGTCATCGGAGCGGGTGACCTTGACACCACCGACGAGGAAAAATACCTCGATTGGGTGAATAACTTCCTGACATTGCAAGCGTGGGCGGATCATTACGCCATGACGTTTGACGAGGCCAACGACCTGATCAGGCGGGTCAAAAAGGCTCGTCAGGAAAATATCGATCAGAAGCGCAACATCGAAACTGGTGTTACCGGCGAGGAATTGCTGGTATGCCACCGTTGTGGCGCTGAAGACTGCCAACACGCACATTGGGTCAACACCAACACGTTGGAAGTGGGTGCGGAAACGGTCGATGCGCAGTCATGGTGCCCCGAATGTGACAGTGAAACCACCTTGATCCACAAGTCGGAATACCGCAATTTTCTGCGCTTTGATGACTTTTTTGAAGCTCGGGACTATGCCGAAAAGCATGACCTGAATAAGGGTTATTCATGCTTGCGCATCACCCAGTACGAAAATCAGTTTGTAATCGAGCGTGACCCCGGAAATCTGCCGGGCGTTTATGTGGAGAAAACCCTATGAAAACGGTACTTTTCTGGCTACCAAAAGGTTGCCGCAAACCCAAAATGCAGGGGCTTGCAACCGCTGTATGCAGTGCAGCCACGATCCAAGTGTTCAGGCGCATGGCGCTTGACGGTAAGGGCAAGTTCTTCATTGTGGACTGCGAGACTGCCGCCCAGGGGCGTGATATCATCAAGAGCCGTAAGGCCGGGATGGTTGCCAACCTCGATGATGGCAACACGATTGTGTTGGGTGTGACGGCGGTTCTGGCTATCAATGGCGCAAATGAGTCCTGCGCCAACTGGGATAGCCGTATCGCACAAAATGGCAAGGTGTCCGAGCGTGAATCGCGCGCACTGCGTGGTGATGATTCGGATATGGGTCGGTTGGATGTGAACACTTTGTTTCGAGAGGTGCAGTAAATATGGCTACCACCACAGTGAAAACCGCTATGCGGATTCCGGCGGATGTGATTACGGAAATCGAAAAGATGATGGCTCAGGACGGATTTGGCGCTGGTGACCGGACGAAATACATCGTTTCGATCCTGCGCAAGGCGATTGCTGCCCGGCAGGTGCCATCCGAGTAAACGTCAAGCACTGATTGACACCACCCCCCTGTTTCAGTACCCTAACCTGATCGCGGATATCCCGTGGTCAGGTTTTTTTATGGGGATTGGCATGGCAACGAACGGAAGTTGGGCAATTATGGAGTGCATGGGGTTCTGTGGGTCCTGCATGGATCACCACCTAGCGAAGCGCACAAGCCGTGGCTGGAAATGTGGCAAGTGCCATCAGGCATATCCCTACCAAATGGAGCCGATGGACTGCGCCACCTGTGGCCCGATATTGTTTGAATACCCGAACCCAGAGGCATCCGGTCGCGAGGGATGGACTTGCTCTGCCTGTAATGGGGATTCCGCGGGTGGTGGCCCAGGGTATTGCCGTGATTGCAACGAAACGGGATACAAGATGGCTAACGGTCGAAAATACATCTGCCACTGCCCGGTAGGGCTACCGCTGATGCGCGCCAAAATTCAATCCGCCGAGAGGGATTCGGTCAGGCCCGGCTACCTTGATTACCTCGTTGGCGAGAATAAGCGCCTGCAATCACAGGTGGACGAATTGTTACGCCGACTCAGTAGCCCGATAAATGCATTGGCATCAGCGGAGCGGGCGGTTGAAATTGCGGAGATGACCCGTGACATGATAAAGGAATCAAAATGTGGATAATCCCGAACAACTTGCCGACAAAAGACCCACGATCATATCGTTTTGCACCGGTTATGGTGGACTCGAGCAAGCCATCAAGCGAGTTTTTGGATCTTGTCGCGTCCTCGCTTATGTGGAGATCGAAGCCTTCGCCATCGCCAACTTGGTTGCGAAGATGGAAGCGGGAAAATTGGGTCCGGCACCTGTTCACACGGACGTGCATACCTTCCCAGGAAAAGCGTTTTCTGGACGAGTGGATTTCTTGCTCGGCGGGTATCCCTGCCAGCCTTTCAGCGCAGCGGGAAAGCGTCTTGGAGCAGATGACCCCCGACACCTCTGGCCCAGTATTGCCCGGGCAATTAGATCTATTCGGCCACGATTCTGCTATTTCGAGAACGTCGAAGGACACGTTACCCTTGGGCTTAAAGACGTTATCAACGACCTGGGCGAAATGGGTTACAGCGTTGAGGCAGGATTG